TCACCAGAACCGATACCACTTGAGTTAGCACTCAATCTTATAGAAGAGTTACCAAGAGCAAATGAGGTCGAATTGATGGCAGTATTAACAGTAGAATTACCAACAGTCAATGTAGAAGTGATATTGACATTTATGTTATTGGCACCGACTGTGATGAGTGCAGAACCATTTGATGAGTAAAGAATACCATCAGTCATATTGAGGGCTAATTCGCCCGCTGCAATATACTGTGTATTTGCTATATCTGTGGTATTAGCAGTGCGCCCAGTCGTACTGGTACGCTTGACTTGAATTCTATTATTAGCCATATGGCATCCTCATCAATCGGCATGTACCGAGGTATTAAAATTCAGAAGTATCTACTTCTGGTTTCTTTTTTTTATTTTGTTTTTCTAACTGTTTTTCTAATTCTTCTATTTTAATTAATAGCTTTTTATTAGCAGCATCAATATACTGATTTCTAGCTTCGTTGAGGAGCCGACTTTTGGTTAGCTCCTCAATTTCTTTCACCAATCTTTCAATATACATATTTACAAATTCAATTTCCATAATAATTATCTTTCAGTAATTATGAAATCCATGGCGGAGATAAAGAAACCATTGTCACTTGCAATTGATTATTAATGTTATTTATAATTTTATTTTTAATAGAAATTATGTCCTCGTATTTCGTAACCCACTCAATTGCAATTTCCTCCGTTAAATCTTCAAATTGCATAAAATTAGCTGGGTTTGGATCTTCTGTTGACGTCACACCATAAACCGTATGCGCTGCAGCGCCGCTGGAACCGGTTAAGTCCCAGCGGATAATTTTAATAACATTTTTTAATTCATCAATATCGACACAATCAAAAGTTTCGAATTTCCATGTATAATTTATCATATTATTTACCTTGACTTAATCGTTGAAACACAGTATAATCATATATGTTGTGATGATGTTTAAAACGTTCCACCGTCAAGAGTGTTCCAAGATACTGTTGTTCCATTAACCTGAAGAACATAACCATCAGTACCAATACCCAACTTGGTCAGAGCATTACCGGAGTTAGCAATAAGAATATCACCAGAAGTATAAGTGTTATATCCTGTACCACCGGATGTGGCTGGAAGAGCAGTGGATAATGACAGAGAATTAGCAGTAATATTTACGTTAACCGTAGCATTTGCAGTAAGAGTGACAGCAGTTGAGTTAGCAACGAAAGCCACACCAGTTCCATAAGGAGACAAGTATGCTTGAAGAGTACCAGTCGAGCTATTTGCTGTAGTATCAACAGTTGTTGCAGTATTTGGATTAGTGTTAGAAGCGAAAAGCCAGAAGTAAGGATTACTGTTCGAAGACTTTGCAGCCTGACGAACCATACCTGAATACCAAATATTTGTAGCATTACCTGATGGATTAAACCAACCGCTATCGACAACGTCCGTTGTAAGGTTATTGTCAGCTAGCTGGATAATGTTATCGTTGATCATTAACTGTGAAGTGTTCACAGAAACAACAGTACCGCCGACAATTAAGTTACCACTGGCAACGATATCACGAATACGAAGTAGCGATGAAGTAGCGTCGATATTAGCACTAGTGAACGTTACATTCGAAGTAATAGAGGTGTTTGTACCACCAAACGAGTTAAGAGCGCCTGTAAGTGTTAGGTTAGCTCCGATGCTAGTATTAACAGAAGAGTTAACAACAGTCGAGTTAACCGTTAGATACGTTCCAACGTTAGCCGAAGTAGTTACATAAAGAGTACCAGTGTTAACTTGTCCAGAAACGTTAGCATATGTTGCTGATAAGTTACCAGTAAGAGTGGTTGCAACAACAGCGATAGTATTAACGACTGTTGTGGCGCCGATATTTAGACCAGTAGCAGTTAAGTTAGCGGTTGCAGTTGAGTTCGAAACCTGAACCAACGATGCAGTCATTGTTGAGTTGACTGTTGAGTTGGTATAAGCCTGAATACCAGCAGCTGTTACGTTGGCAGTTGTTGTACTATTGGCAACCTGCATAACTGCAGAAGTATGAGTAGTATTAACTGTAGAATTACCAACAGTTAATGCCGAAGTTGTTAACTGTACGTTAGCACCAACGTTTGCAGATGTTGTGGCAGTAAAGGTAGCTGTATTTGTCGAACCCGTAGTGCTGAAACCAGAAGCATTTACATAACCAGTGAAGAAACCACCGGCAAGATTAGCAACGAGTCCATTGGCGTTCAATACAGTTGTATTAGCAAGGAATGTGGTACCAACAGAAATAGTTGCACCATTAACAGTTCCAGTAGTCCAAACACCAGTAGCATTAGCTTGAACAGCTGATGCAATGTTAGCAGAGGTAGTAGCATAAAGTGTGGCAGTATTTGTAGAACCAGTGGTGTTAAAGCCAGAAGCGTTAGCATAACCAGTTAAGAAACCACCAGTTGAGTTAACAACGAGCCCGTTTGCGTTTAATGTTGTAGTATTGGCGATGAAAGTAGTGCCGACCGAAATTGTCGCACCATTGACCGTACCGGTAGTCCAAACGCCAGTCGAGTTTGCTTGTACAGCAGAAGCGATGTTTGCGGAAGTAGCAGCATAAAGTGTGGCAGTGTTAACTTGTCCGGAAATATTAGCATAAGAAGCTGATAAGTTACCAGCAAGAACAGTCGCTGTAATTTGAGAAGAGTTAACAACTGTAGTCGCACCAATTTTAAGATCAAGTGCGGTAAGGTTGGCAGTCGAAGTGCTATTCGAAACTTGAACTAATGAAGCAGTAATGGATGAGTTAACAGTCGAGTTAGTATAAGCTTGAATACCTGTGGCTGTTACGTTAGCACTCGAAGTACTGTTTGAAACCTGAACCAATGAAGATGTAACTGTTGAGTTAACAGTTGAGTTAGTTTGAGTTGTTATAGAAGTTGGAACAATTTGAACGTTACCAACAGAGTTAGCAACCGAAATAATTGATGTCGTTTGTGTGGTAGTACTATTACCAATAGTTAATGCACCACTGTTTGCAAAAGTTACAGTTGGGGAAGTAGTGGTATTACCAACCCATCTAACAGATGTGGTGTCAACTACAAGGTTAGAGCCAAAGGTTATAGTGTTTTGGAATGTATGAGTATTAGTCCATACGTATTGCGCATTAACATTTACAGAAAATGTGGCTGGATTGACCCAGTATACGTTACCATTACCACCAGAAGCAAGAACATAACCCGAAGTACCATTAGAACCGTTGGCCGAAATAGCGTTTGTGGTTACTAATGCACCGTTGAATGTGATGGTGTTTGAATACGATTGAGTGTTTGTCCATGTGTATTGTGCAGTAACGTTTACGCCATAGGCAGCGGCTGAGAGCCAATAGACGTTCGATCCAGCGCCGCCAGTAGCAAGAATGTACCCTGCGGTACCAACAGAACCGTTGGCGGTAATTCCTTGTGGCTGTAAGTTGGCAACGATAAGTTGGTCTATACCAGATGTGGCATTGACAACAACCGCTTGGTTCGCTGTAAGCGTACCTGGGTACTGTCTACCACCGATACGAATATTACCGGTGCTACCGTCCGGATGACCAATATAAAGTATATTACCATTGGCAGTAAAAGCCAATTCACCGTTCGAAAGAGCTGGTACTGTTGAGTTAGTTGTCGAGCGTTTAATTTGGATTTTATTATTAGCCACGGCCATTTCCTTTTCCTATTTTTAGATTATTTTTATTGTATTTATAAAAAACAAAAAATTAAAAAGTTCCGCCATCTAATGATCCAGTTACATTAGTGATATCTAATTTTTGAGCTACCCATTGTTTAGTAGTAGAATTATATACTAATGTATCGCCTGTCGTTTCATTTGTTGATACTACGTCAGTTAAAGATTCTAAAGTCGTTGCACCACCGCTAATTATTGTTGGAATTGCTTTAAGCGTTACTGGTACTGTAGTATCGATAATTCCAGCTGTTGCATTGGTTGAAATTTTTACATTTCTTTTTTTTGATACGATAACATTTGTTACAGTTACCATTTTTAACCACCCGAATAACCGTTAGCGAACCATGTATTGTTTGTTGAAAATATACCAGCAGTAACTGATGGAGTTACTGTAATAATTCCTTCAACAACTCTTGAAACTGAATTTGATGCATTTTCTTTAATATTAACATCATATACATATCTACCAGTTTGCAAATTAGAAGAAGTATTAGCATCTAACTCTAAAGTAATAATACCTGCCGAAGCATTAATAGATACATTAAATGGTATTGAAGTTTGTGAAGTATACCATTTTTTAATTAAAGAATTGGCCTGATAGCCATAAAGGTTTAAAGGATCTCCGTTATCGTCTAACAGCGAGAGATCAGTTGAAAAAGTAGCGCCTTGATCAATGACTAAGTTAGCTTTACTAGAAATATCAGCCTCCTATTTTTTCTTTTGACATTAGACAGTTACCCTAGTAAATTTACCCGATGTACTTGATGAAACTGGTGTAAATACAAGCTGTAAACTTGTGCCATCTGTTGATGTCGAAAACACTCCCAATGAAGTACCAGTGGTAGTTACAGCGGCATATTCTGTAGAATATACGGCCGAACCATTATGCGCCGTTAAAATTTTAGAAGTATAATGGTTATTGGCATTATTATCAGAAATATTAACGAGATATTCTGCCGAAGTATACGACGCCATAAGATAGCTATCTATTGTTTGGGAGCTTGTACCAGTTGTTGTAAACGATCCATTAGTAACAGGAGTTGTCTGTTGTGTAATTAGAGCCCAAGAACCGTTAGCATTATGGTAATATTGACCATTTGAAACCTGAGCTGCAGTTGGTACTGACAGTATCATAGAAGCTGTAGAGTTGGAAATTTTCAATACAGTTGAATTGGCCGATGTATTAACTGTTGAATTTCCAACAGAAATAGCATTAACAGTAAGATTAGCGTTAATCGTAATATTATTAGTAACAAGTGTATTACAATTAATAGACCCATTAACTGTAATTGCACCTGTAACAGCATTTCCGGTGGTTACCGCTGCAGTTGAAATGGCATTGACAACATAGTTAGTTGTGTCAAGCCATTTTTGAAATGTGTCGGTATTTGCGATATTAGTAATTTGCCAAGTCATTTATTGTCTCTTTAGTATCTGTTGCAACATTTGCTTAATATCGTTAATGTCATTTTCTAACTTAGCGATTTTTTCCGCCGAAGATTTAGAAGTTTCAAAAGCAGCTTTCTGTTTTCTATATGCTTCTAAACCAACGTTATCAACACTAAGCACAGCACCAGAATTCGGATCTTTAACCAAACCTTCAATATCTGTTACTAGATATTTATTGTTTATACTCATAGCTGCATCGCCAATGCTCTAAGATCGTTAAGTAATGGAGCTGCCGAACTATCATCCGACTGCAAAATAATTTTAATTTGGAAACGTTTAAAATTCGTATACAGGTTGTTATTTTTATTAAGATAAGTTAAACCGCCTGTTGTGCGAATATATGCATTAGCACCAGAAGCAGTAGAAGACCATGGTGTACCAACACTGAGTGATGTAGAGTTAGTTATGTTAGTAATTTTTTGTTCATCACCATTAACCAAAATAGTAGTTCTTGGAAGAAGAACAGTGAAGTTGGTATTAGTTCCAGTGATAATATTAGAAACATTACTTACGCTCACTGTGGCATTTGAACCATTGGCAGCAAAAAGCTGTTTCTGATTATTTGCTGCCATATACGCAGTAGTTGGTGGTGGCACAAGAAAGTAAGCGTTTGTAGTATAGTTACCATTAAATGCAGAATCAAGAACAAGAGAAGTGCTATTTGTAATAGAAACAACTTGACGAGTGGTTTCACTGAATGTCGCATTAGCTCTCATGTTAATGAACCAGCCTGGAGATAATTCAGTCGTAAAATTAGTTCCAATACCGGTAACTGTTGTTGTGCTATTCGCAACTGTGATAGTGCCAGTTGTTGGTATCATACCAAAACCGATTGGTGTTGTGAATACATATTCTCTAAAATCATCTGGATTGCTTGGATCACTATACAGCGTATTGCTTTTGTTGATCAAAGGAGTCCAAGTTTTTTGTGAAATAGGATCAGTATCTTCACCGTTAAGAAATTTTACCCAAACTTGGATATCTGTTGAATTTGGGCGGAAAGCAGTAAGAATAACCTGAAGATCCTGAGCGTCTTGACCATCAGCTAGTGTAACAATTTGTGAAATATATTTTGTTTTTGCAGGACCATTTGATAAAAATTCTTGGTAATTGAACTCAACAGGATCAATTTCATTACCAATAACAAGCTGATTATATTTTACCAAGTCTATCAATGGCGATAGGTAATCAGAGTCAGTTGTCATAGTCGCATGAATCGTCATAGATTTGGCATTCGCCATTAAAGCATTTTCAATAGAACGACTTGCAACTATTCTTTCTGAATCAAGAAACTCGGTGTCATAACCTGGAGTTATTTTATATTCTGAACTATTGACAACATATGCATTAGAAGTTCCAGTATAATTGAATGTTAAACTTGTACCACCCGGAACAAGAGTAGCAAATTGCGGAACTAAAGCATTAACACGTGGATTGTGAAGAGCCAACGTATTAGCCCATGCAACTATTGTAGCAGCGTTTGGAGTAATAGCGGTCGCATTAACGAATCTGTGAACCTGGATAAACGAATTATTTGTAAAATTACCAGTCGAATTATCAATGTATAAAATACCTTTATCAGTGTTATAGTAATTTAAAATTCCACTGATGCTAGTATTTACCGTTGCAATTGAATTACTTGTTGCCTGAAAAATATAATCTCCTGGCAAAATACCCATTGAAGTATTAGAATAAGCAATATTATATGGTGTTAAATAATCAGTGTTTGAATTATAAAAATATGCTTCACCGCTATTGTTAGCGAATTTTGCTCTATTCAAACGAAATTTAATATATTCAGTTTGTAGAGCGGTCCACTGGCTCATAGTGGCGCCATAAAATGCAGTACCGATTGTTGGTTGGCTGAATACTTGATAACCAGTCGCTAAATCGATATCGCCTAAATTTGCACTGTAAACATAATAGTCTGGGTCATTTGCATCTGGCTTAACAATGAAAGCGTATTCTTTTCCATTATTTAAAAATACTGGCGATTCAAATTTAAAATTAGTTGCAACCGAAGAATCTTCACTAACATTAATACTACCATAATTTAAGTGTACTGTTGAAAATGGAAGAATAGCATTACCATTTGGATAACCATTATCGATTTCACAAAGATAAACTGTAACACCATTTGTACCAATTAATGATTTTTGTTTAAAGAAAATATCAAGCGATGTTGCATAAATACCAGCTTCACCTTCTGGTGTATTGATAGTAAGACCCTGTGCGATAGGTTCGTAAAATGCTGTAACATCAATAATATCTTTTATACGTGTGATGGTTACATTGGTGTTTGTGGTAACAACTGTATTAGAAATAGGTACATATGAAAGTACTGGATTAACAGTAGTCATTGTAACTGTTTTTTTAGTAACATTTAAGTTAGATGCAGTAAAATGTGCCGAAGAAATCGTTGAAAATGCATCATTACCAAGGGCTAAACTTTCAACATCGGATATTTGAAGTAAACGATCGCCCGATTTGAAAGTAGCGGCTGGAATATTAAACCAACCAGAAACTTGGCCATTATCATCCGTATTGATAGGGTCGCCATAATTACCATTTTTAGCAATAGAGCGATAATCAGAAGTATCCGCAACAGAAGCAGGGATAATACCAGGAGCACAATATTGATCAACATTTACGCCATCAAAAAAGATATGCATCTGATGATTCGGGCGCATATTATATGCATAAAATGCAATAATTCGCGGAGCAATGTATGGTTGAATTGATACGTCAGTAACAAAATCGCCAATAGCAATAGTATTGGCCTGAGTATCAACAACTATTTTTGTGCCAGTTTGCGTCGCAACCGTAGTTGAAACAGTAGTCGTCGTGTTTGTGCCCGTACCTGTTGCTGCTGGAAGCTGGTCATTTTGGTCCTGATCTTTGTTGGGACCATTGTTATCTAATTTAGCCAATTAACTCTCCTGAATTATTTAATAATTTAACCATCGCCCCATTTTAACGATAAATTACCTATGGTGTAATCATTTGGTGAATATCCAGCATTTTTAAGATAAGACCAGATATCAGCCCTGACTGCAGCTTCAGTTGTACCACCAGCAACTTTACCAAGATTTACAGCTTTACGAACTTGATTAACCACTGAATTACTTTGCGAAGTAGTAGTTGTTCTCCAGTCACCCCAAACAGAACCAAATGGACTATTTGCGAAATCTTTCCATGGTGTAGAATTATCGATAGTAATATTGAGCGAACCGGTATTAACAGTATCACCATGGTTATCAAAAGATGGGAATAGATATAGAGTACCGTTCCAAGCAAATGCTACCAGAGCCGCACTTCTATATTTAGTAGCATACGGTTGAACTAAAAATGCCTGTTCTGTATATGGAAGAGTTACAGATCGACCGGTCTGTTGTGTCGTTGCATTATTTGCGAACTGAATTTTTACAACTTCACGTGTAATTCGAGGTCTTGCAACACCTTTAGTGCTATCAATTGCGATAGTGTATTCTGCATCTGTTACATCGCTTAATTCAAAATTGCTAAACGGATCGACAAAAATACCGTTTTTAAATCTATCAAGACCATAAGCATCTGTAACTTTAAGGTCAGAAGCTTTCTTTTCGAGTAATGAGAGCGAAGTATAATATTCAAGATTTGTAATACGCTGATCAAGTTTACCAATATCTTTCATGCTATAACGACGATTGGTGACAATAGTGCAGTTTATTGAAGAAGAAGTATCACGAACGAGGTTTTTTGAAAGTTTATTGATGTTCATCATAGCATCTGTTTGATCAGAAGATAATGATGGATATGGAGGAACATTAAGAACCGCAACTGCCATCGAATTTTCAGGATATAATGGAGTTTGTGGTGAAAGTGAAGAAAGACCTTCTTTTACCTTAACAATATTATTAGGTGTAATATAAATTAAATCTTTTCTTGGAAGATAAACAGTGTAATCTGCCTGAAAATTTTGTCCATATGAAGGAACGTTTAATCCAGATCCAGTTATAAACTGTAAAGTATTGGCTGGATTAATTGATGCAGCAGCAACAGCTGCTGTAATCGAAGCTGAGGTTGGAACATTATTTGCATCGTATGATAAATTGCCGGTATCAGTTGCCTGATTATTGGCCGATGTTCTGAAATCTACATAATCTTTAAGAGCAATTTTATTACCAGCTTCGTCAACATAAAGCGGAATATCTTTAGTTTGGATAGCAGTATTATTAGCTGTATTAGCATCGTCAATTGGATACGATTCAATAGTGAAGAACCCGATACCAGGAGCAGTATTGACGGCAAAATAATCTAATTGTACAAGAAGATATGGATTTGTTGTAGAAGTATAACTTGATTTAGGATAGATATATCCAAGATCGTAATGTGTATCTTTCTGACCTGTATCGAAAACGAATTGCGATGTAATATCTGCATTGTTTGCGCTGTATCCAGATGATCCGCCATAAATTTTCTTAACTTGATGAATATCGCTAAACCCAAGGCACCATGGGCCGCTTGGGTTTGATGAAGTATTAATTTTTACGAAACGATCTTTCTTAATATCTTTTTTGGCCGGAACTGCCTGTTTTCTTTCGGTGTCGAATATAACATCGACAGGCATATTGGCGCTAGGAGCATAACCAGATACAATAGTAAAAGATGTAGAATTGGTCACATTGACATATCCCGATGTACCAGAAGTACTCTGAATAATTGGTAAAATTTTACCTGCCAAAAAAGTTTTCTTATACTGATTACCGCTAGAGTTAGCACTGAATGCAGCATCGACTGACATAAATGTAGAATTGGTAATTGAAGTGACAGTACGAACATCAGCCCCAACTAAAATTTGATCACCAAGACTGTATTGTGTTACGAAATTTGTACCAGCTGAACCAAGAACTGCAGTATTAGTATTATATACAGTTACAGTGTTTACACCACCACCAAGATCAGCAGTATTTGTATTTGATGTAACAATAAGATTAAAAGTTGCTGCATTAAGATCAGATAAAATACCTGAACCATATGGAAGTTGATCTCCATTAGTTAAAGTAAATGTTACCTGGCCTGATGTATTCATATTGTTTGAATATTTTGTACGATAGGTATACTGCGTATTATTTGTATTAGAAGCGTCACGAAGATTTTTTAAACCCTTGACACCGAAACTATACAGCTGATCCTGACTACTAGTACCAAGAAGACCAGAAGAGACAACGTCAGCTACTGATTTTTTTGTACCATTATAATATATCGATTTAATTTTGTTGGTATTGTACCCAGCATTCATTTTAATATTAAATAAATGCAAATTATACTGTGCGGCGTTCGAACCAACAGTGCCATTTTTATATGTGAAACAACGTACAGAAGCAGTACCGATAGAATTACCAGTTGGTGTCAATGAAGAAAAAGTTCTGTTAGTAATAGCTTTCTGTGGCACATCATATAAAGTAACTGTTTGCGCCTGTGTAAAATCTGGACTACCAGCGACTTCGTTAATAACAAGATAACCACCATAATTAAAAGTGATGATCTGTTCTTTGTTTACTTGTGTATCAACACCACGGCGCATGTCGATGTAATATGTATTAAGAAGCTCAACACGCTGTCCTTGTGCATATCCAACGCCTGGATTAATACGACCGAATACGCCATTGGCACCAAGGGATGGAGTTGACCCATCACCACGATCTGATACAGAATCTACAGCGAATGGATTAACTACGTAATTACCTGATTCTTCATATACACGTTTAGCGATTGCATCGCCTACGATAGAATATAAGTTAGATGAAGATAATGATTTAGTAACCATATTACCCATATTATATGTGGAAATAGGATTAAAATTATTAGCGTATGTATTTGCTTGTATCGTATTGGCAGGATCGAAAGAAACAAGAGTAGGAATAATTTTTAAACGATGTGCACCGGGAGCATTTTCATTCGAATATCCCAAAGCGTTATCAGCAAGAGTAGGATCTTGATTTTCAGTAACGATTGATTCAACGCCCTGGAAACCAATAACATTGTTACCAGCATTTGTTCCGAAATTATTGACAACACCAAACGTTGGTGTCAGAACTTTTACGAAATTACCATTAAGAAAAACTACGCCTTCCGAAACAGAAATACCATGAGCGTTACCACATGTAGTTTGATTTGCAACACTGTTAGCATATGTCTTGATAACCGCAACAGTATCAGCAGTAGCATTACCAGTTTGTGGAACTTTATAAAAAGTTAGTGATTCGTTATTCGAGAATGATGTAATATTATTTGTTGTGGCATTCGAACCTGTACCAAGATACTGTACGTATATAACCATAGTATTTGGATAGTTGGTTGAAAGACCTGGAGCCGCGAAAAGAACACGAGCATTAAGACCAGAATTAGAAACTGCCTGTGTGCCAACTAGATTAGCAATATCGTATCCACCGATACTAGTAGCAATACCAACGCTATTCGATGCGAAATCAGCAAGTCGAATATATGGAAGAATTGGCACGTCGCTGATTGAACAACCAGAAACAATATCACCATTACGGAACGCCCAATTACCAAAGCTTTCAATTTGATTTTGAAGAGTCGATTGAACCTGTGTTAGTTCTCGAGCCTGAATAGCCGTTGCTGGTCTGAAAAGGATACGATAATACTGATTATTGGCATCGAAATCGTCAAAATAGGGAGTTGTATTTAAATCTGTATTAAGTGGCATCTTTTGTCCCTAATTAAATTTGGATTATCAGCTTAAAGGCTTCATTTTGAGTGTTAGTTCTTGTAACAGTGTCAATAGTTTGCACATAAAGCGGTTTTATATTTTTGGTATAAACATCGCCAAGTGTATTTATAACTAATGTCGTAGTAACTGAACCATTGCTACTAGTGATATATTCGTTATTAGAAAAATTCTTATCGCCAGTTAAATATACTGTAGACGTGTTACAAAATACGACTGTACCAATTGCACCGCTTGTATTACCATTAACAGTATCACCGACAGCAAATAAAGAACTTAATACTGGCGATAAAGTAGCTTTCAAAACTTCACTAAAAACGTTTGCTGAATATCTAGTGCTTTTGGCACCAGTCGTAGTCATACTGTAAGGATTTTTAATTAACCCAATTCTATTGTATGAAGAATTCGTAATAATAGTATTTGATTCAGAATTTGCAAACCTAAAATTGATTGCCATACCTTGAACAAACAATTCACTGGCGGGATCAGAACCATGACCACCGATAGGTGGAACAATAGCCTGAAGATTTGCACCAGTTCCATAATTAGAATTACTCACAACGGTAACATTTGCCCATGTAATATTCGAGCCACTAGTGATAATAATAACATTCGCAATACTATTTGAAAATGTATTCATTACTGCATATGCTTGTGGGTCATTTGTGCCATCAGAATTAAATTTAATTCTTGGAGAAATAATATAATTTGTTACACCTGCCTGGACAATTGAAGTATTTGGTACACCATCAACATATATCCATCTACCGGAACTATTTGATACGTAATTATTAACTATTAATAATTGAGAAGAAGATGGTGTATTGTTATTTATGAGGTAAATAGCATTGTCGTTATAATATGTATTTGTTGCAACAGCTGTTGAATCAATTTGAATTAAACTGGTATTTACAAATTGTACAATGCCGTTATGATATGCATTATATCCTACACCACTATTAGAAATTATGACATTGTCGACACCACTATTAATAGTAGCTGATGCCACTATAGAATTATTTGGATAAATTGGGAAATATTTTTCAGTTGCAAACCGATTATATACTGCCGAGCTTATTGTTGTGATATATTTCCATTTATAGTTATCTGCTGTTTGGAATGTTTCTGCCTGAGTTGGTAATGCTACCGAACTTGGATTTGAAATAGAACTCGAACCATTTGCATTATCCATACATTTATAGATATGATAATACCCACCAGTTTGGGCGATAGCATAAAAATCAGAATTAGCAAGATTTGTATGATTATCATAAATGTCATATACGGTATTTGTAGTCCACATTTTGGTAGAAATAACGGGAATAACATCACCAGCGCCGAGCTTTTTACCAAAAACAGTTTGCCATCCATTAATAAAATTGTCATCAGACGTTATAGAAGGCGTATTTCCAGAAAACGCAGCGAATGCATAATATTGAGAAGTGTTACTACTGATGCTAGTAGTAATTTCATCAATAATAGCAGTTTTAAAAGTTGGTAATAATTTTCCCATTTTTAATCCTTACGAGCCAATCGCTGTCCAGTTTACAAGAGCGCCAGTTGTGGCGTTTGCTGATCTAATAGAAATAACTGTGCTATTGACACCATTAATATATGCAATGCTACCATTCGTTGCAGCTGTGCTGTTTGCTGCAGTTAAACTGATACTATATGCGTTAGTAGTATATGGAACAGTAAATGTTACGTTTGCGGATGAAGTATTGGCAATAACTTGACCCCATTGCATAATCAAACCATTTGGCAAATATGTATAACCGTTATTGGCAACTTTTGATGAAGATCCAAGATTTAAATTGGTATTTGCAATGTAAACATTAGCAGAAACAGAAAAAGTTCCTGTGACGGATAACGTATTAGCAGGAGTAGTGTTACCAATACCGATATTACCGTTTCCGGAAATACGCATTCTTTCATTGGCTGCTAATGTTCCATTACTATGGAAAATTACAGAACCGTTATTGGCAGCAGTACCAATAATTAAATTGCTATTAGATGAGTAAAGATAAGCATCTAATGCACCAGAAATAGTATAATTTGTATTAGAATATGTTGAACTGTTAATACCTAGGTCTACGTAATTAACAGAATCGTTACCAGTATCAGCAGTAATTACCAAATCGCCAGTGGCTTGAACTCCACTATTTGCATTTTGAATTACAGATTGCACATAAGTGTTTTGCGATGCATCAATTTCGATAGATGCGAGCGAACCAAAATTATAGCCAACAGCATTTCCGACCTGCAATTTTGTCGTTATATTAATATTATTAACAGTAGCGTTTGATGTAACAGTAAGGTTATTCGATGTCGTATTTGCCGCAACAGTAAAATTATTAACTGCCGTAGCGTTGTTAGACGCTAGTGTGAAAGACAAGCCCGAATAAACTTCGGCAAAATTGTTTACCACTTTCGTCATGGCTGTGCGAAGTGGATCGCCTGTTCCGTCATTTGGACTAGTACCGATATTAATGATTTGCTGCGCCATAGTAAGTTAAATCCTTTAGTATGTTGTTAAATCTGATCTGTAAAGAGTACTATCTGCGGTTAGGTATGTGCTGTCAGAAGTAATCATTGGGTCATAGAGATCATCAACAGTAATTAATGTGTTATCCGAAGTATATAATGTACTATCGGACATGATATTGAATATTGCAGCAGATGACTCGTTCAATATTCCAACTAAAGATGATTCACGAATTGTTTTGAAGAACTCGCCAAATAATTCAGAACCGGCAGTGTGGAAAGTAGTATATAAAATGTTTTTATATTTATCAAGAGTTGATGCAGTACGAATTTGATACGAATAATCTTGGTAAAAATAGCTATCCTGTATATATTTATCCGAGTTCATAAACCCTCTGGTTGTTGACCAGTAACCTACGTCTCTACCAATACCAGATTTTACCACTTTACCTTGAATAAGATTGGTTGTATCAAATTCTTGAATAGTTGAAGTTAATGATGCACCAGTACCATTTGTCGTATTAACAGTTATTGTTGGGATATTAAAATACCCCGATCCAGTGTATGTTAACACTGATGCTGTAATACCACCTATACTATTTGTAGTTACATACCCAACGGCGATAGAATTATAACCACCACCGGTAAATACTAATTTATCGTTATTGGCATACCCTAAACCACCAGATAATATTTCTGGTGTCGTTAATACATTATAACGATAAGCATTAACAAATTCATTGTCGATATACCCTTTACCTGAACCAATAGCAGTTACTGCTGCAACAATATTATTACCACTAGACGGTAAAGCTGTGATAATTTCATTTTTACCATTAATAGTAGCATCAGAACGAACCATTTCAGGATCGTAAAGAGCAAAATTAGAAGGTAATATTACAGGGGCTGCTTTAAAAGCAGCTACTGTATTCGAATATTTTGGTGGTCCGTAAAGAATAATACTAGTTGAATTGGTAACTGATTTTATAACTTGATAATCAGTCGTAATACTATTTGCTTGTAGAGCAATAACATCGTTTGCAGAAAAATAATAATTGAAATTAGTTCCCGTTCCTGTAATAGTATTAGAGCTTGTTGACATATTAACTGTGCCCGTCAAAGTTTTTGAAAGTTGTGTTGAACGAACAAAAACGTACGGAGCTTGTGAATAACCATTACCTGTGAATATATCTGTTAATGTTGCGATAGTACCAAATGCACCATTAGTATATGCTAAAGAAGGAACAATTCGAGAAGCTGAATTTGCAGAAGTATTTGATGGTAATCCATAAGTGGAAGAGTTAATTGGCAAACTAGCATAATCGCAAATTAAATCAGTATTATATGATATGTTTCTGATGTAAGATCTATTTCCTACTGAAAACAAAGCCCCATTACCAGTCGTATCACCAGTACCATTATACACAAAAACTTTAGTATTACTTAAATATCCAAATCCACCTTCGACAAGGTTAAAATTAATTGATCCTTGACCACGTGCTACTTGTGTAACTCTTAATCTTCCATTTGTACCAGTTGCAATTATTTGAGAAACATTTGATACGCTATAATGCGCAATTTTAAGAATATCACCTTGTTGAAAATTTTGACCACCATTTTCAATTTTAAGATAATCTAATGATCCAAGAATAACGGGTGCTGTAGAAATATCATTTGCTGATCTTTTTCCATCGACGATAATTTTTTCGCCTTGGATAAACAAACCTCCAAATGGCGAGATATTAGTAATCGTAAAAGTAGAAACAATTCCTTGGTTAATTGGTTCTTTTACGAAATTTTCAACAATAGCCGATGTGCCCGATGTGACACCGAAAATTTTATTACCAACAAAAGATTCGAGATTACCATTATCGTTAATTTCAAGATATTTTGGCTGCACCCATGTTCCATCAGAAGCTTTAAGTATATCTTCGCCAGGAAGATATACTTCAACATCTTGATTATATATAAGTTTGAATAATAGTTTATAACACTGTATAGAACCTTTTGATCGATAAACGTCAAGTATATGTTTTAATAGAAATCGTTTGTTAACGATAACATCGAATGGTATACCGTACAAATATTTGGTTTGAAAATGCTCAAGAAAATCATCGAGAGTAGAGTCGATATCTCTATAATCTAATAATGTACGAGCTTCCCCAACAGGACCACCTGAAGATTCCATCCACTCATAATATGCTTTGGCAAATAGAATAAAGTTTTCACCTTCCTCATGGTAAAATTGAGGAAACTGATTCGCAATAAAATTCGAAATCTTTTTTTCTATGGAAAAATGCATTTTATTACTTTACGCAAGAGTTTCGATCATAGTGATTGTAACATCGTTAGGATCAATTATCAATATTTTATTATTATTGATTACAATATCTTTATTCATCGGAAGCATATATAAAGAAATATAATTTCCATAAGAAGATGTTAACAAATTATTGATTTTCACATCACCAGTCGTATAATTAATAGAACCTATATTTTCGTTTAAAATAGTAAATACGCCATTAATAACCGTATATACTAATAACAATCCAAAATTATTATCTCGAATATAAGACAATGGATAGTTCGTTCCATCAGAAGTTACGTAAGTAAATGGTGAAGATGTTATGGCTGGTTCGTCCGATAATGGATTTCTTTTACTATATCCAGCAAACTCTTCTTCTTGATCTGATGCATTATTAAAACTAAAACTGAAAGAAGTTGCATAATTTATTTTAGGTGATAATCTTTTAATAATTTTAATACCAGTATCATTACTTGTGATACTAACATCGCTGTTATCGATATGAGCAACAATTTTAGAATATCGAAGATCTGAACCAAATGTTTCAATATGGTCTGTACTAAATTGTGTAATCGCCGATAAAATAAAAGTTTGCAATTGCACAGGAGAGCTTGTTGTGATGTTTTTATTATATTGAACTGTGGTATTAAGTTTAACGTATAGATAATCTGGGTCAGTAATTATGAGTCTATTGGGAAGAGCAATATAAGGTTTCAGGAAACTAGAGATTTCATTTTTAACAAAATCAGAAGCAATCGTAGCGCCAGATGGTTTAAGTGCAAGTACAACTCTACCATATTGTTTCGGCTCGAGTAATTCACCACCATAAACATTAACGTCTGAAATAATACCACCAAAGTTTGAAAGAACAAGCGACGAATAATCATCTGATGCAACAGCTCTTTGCTGAGTTGCAAAATATCTTGGGGCTGCAAATTTGATGGAATCTATAGATTCGGCGTTTGATCCACCGGAAGAATTTGAAGTAACATTAATCGTATCGATAGTGGCTTCGCCATTATTCATTACACCCAGATCTTCATCACAGATAAAAGAAATAATGCCATCGGCGTCAGTACCGTTTGTTATTCTATAATTGATAGTAACTGTTGATAAATTATTTGGTATACGTCCAAAATTGCCATCGCCAAAAACAATTTCATATTTTGAATTTTGAGCGGCTTGAAGAAAATATACCGAAGAGGTGTTTATTAAATTATAAAGTGTTTCTGCTTTTGTAAAAGTAGTGTTTACTGAACTTTCAGTAACAATCACTTCGATGCTATCAGTATCAACATTTGGGTTCGAAAGAATAAATCTTTGAGCCTCATTGTTAATATCATAGATAAAACTATCAGTTGTGTATTTGCCTTCATATACAGTTAATTCTGGAATAACGTATACGTTATTTGATGATGTATATGCATAGTCTCTATCTGTAATAAATGTAAAATTACCATTAGAGTTTGTGCCACTAAACATCGAACCTTTTTTAATAATGAAAGGCGAAGTTGTTCCGTATCCAGTTACATTAAATCCGAAACTAGCCTCTGATGATTTTGATGATCTTGGAACATAATTTAACTCTTTTGCATGTGAAACGACAGAATCAAGTTTCTGCGCCGAATCCATAAACATTTCAGATGAAATCATATTCAAGTAAAATGAATTCAAATATGAGTTATAAGATAAAACATCAAGGAGAACATTGATATTTGAACCACTAAAATTATAATCTTTAAAAATAGTCTGATTCGACAAATACGATTTAAGATTATTTTTAAGTGTGTCGAAATCTAATGAAGAAAGCTGTATAGAGCTATTGGCCATTTATCGGACTCTTTTTAGTGTAAAATTGAGCGTTATAGGATCGCTGTTATTTATTAGATTATAAATAATAGTTATTAAAAATGTGTGATCATCGGAATTTGGTCTAATATATATGTCTCTAATAGAAACTCTTGGTTCATTATTGTTAATAGTGTTTCTAATTAGAAAATCTATATTACCGGCTAATATCTGATCATTCATTTCAAAAAGGCTATTTGTTATACTACACCCAACATAAGGTTGGAATAGTCTTTCTCCCAAATTAGTAAAAATTAAATTTTTAAGAGATTGGTTAACCGCTTGAACGTCAGTAACTTTTCCAAGTTGATTGCCGAATGGAGTCATGGCAAAGCTATCCAGGAAATCAGAGAAATCTTCTCTTTTACCTCTGGCATTGATTATAACATCTGCCCTTGTAACCGCCATTTTATTTCTTTCTTATTATGGGAAATGAGCTTTTGGAGACGCTGTTCCTGTTTGTTCACCAATTTTGTCTTGACCAACCCATGTTGTTTTAGTTATAGAAACACCATCAGATGTTATTTTAATTCCTTTGGCGGCGTCACCGGTGCCGACTTTTAAAATTATACTGGTAGCATCCATAATAATTTGTGGTCCAGAATCTCCTGCTAATTGCAAAATTATTTTATTTAAGCTTTGTAAATTGATAATGCCTACACCAGCATCAGCGTTTAAATTAATTTGATCGTGACTTAGTATTGATATGTTTTCAGCCACATCAAATCTAAGTTTACCATCATTTATTTTTGTATCAAAATTACCCTTTTGTACATTAGTGCCACATTCACCAACGACTGTTTGATAATATGTGCCAATTACTGTGGCTAAACTATCTCCATCGGTACTGCTGTGTTTGTTTCCTTTGTGAGTTTTAACTTCATTGCCCTTTGTAGTTTTAAAAACATCGCCATCTGTGCCACTATAACTGCCTTCTTTGGCGCCGCCGATTTCTTTACCACCCTGACCTTTATAAAGATTACCACCAGTTGATTGGCCCGTATCTAAATCTGCATCTACAACTACATTAGATCCTGATTTTACCGAATTATTGCCATCGCTGTGTACACTTTTACCACCGCAAACATATTCTCTGCATTGTTTTATAAGACTATTAAGAAGACCATTTGCTTCTTTATTTGTAAAAGTACCGTCATGATGAACTTCTTCTACAAAAGCTTTAGCCTGATCTTTTGCTTCACGAGGTTCATAACGTATAAGCTTTCGGCCAGCGAGGCTACTTTCTCCGTAAATGTCCGGATACTTTGGTTCAGAACGATCACGTGGATCTGTTTCCAAAACTTTATTAAACTTATCTCCAATACTCATATCATAACACCTTATTTAAAATGTTTAATGTGGCAGCAGCAGCTACAACTGAAGAACCAGAATTTGTCAATACAGATGCAATTCCGGCGGCTGATGATGTTGCATTAAGTGCAGTAACTGCTAATTCAGATGGCGATACACCTAAACTTTCAAGAGCGCCCGAAGAAGATAAAGCACTAGTAATAGAACCAATTGAACCCAATGATTCAATATTTGGTAAACTGATATTGGGAATAGAAATACCAAGTGCACCTAATGCACCTGCCATAGAAGCAATATTACCAAGACTTGATAAACTTGATGGAATATCAAATGCACCGGCGGATTTAGCTTCCATCAATTTAGCCATGGCAATGTTTTTTGCAAATTTTTTCTGCGCTTCTTTAACTACACCAACATCTAAAACAGAATTTGGTAGATGCAATTGTTGTGAAAGATTCAATGCTGTACCTGCCAATCCCATTAACTGTGGTAATAGACTCATCAGATTAGCGGCTGAATTTTTACCTAAATTCTTTTCCATACCATTATCTTGTACACTTGTACTTGCTGCTGCTAATATGTTATTTATAACTGAAGGTGTAAGAATCATAACTTTATTAGCAATATAAGGTTCAAAGTCGGCTGCAATTTCAATCTCAGCTGTTTTTTGGATATCTTCATCAGCTGATTCATATGGATATTGAGTTGGTATTCTTTGCGAATAATACGAATCACCATCTGGTCCCAACCATTGGATGTACCCTGGATATGGATCTTCATCAACAGCATAATATTGTTGTATGTAAAGATCTGGTATTGCCGATAAATTTAAAAGTAATGATGCTGGTGGTAATGTTGACCCATATACGATTGGAGGAATAACAGATTTTGGAATAGCATTTTCACCATATAGGATAGCATCTTTAATAAGATCGGCCAAACCCTCTTTAACAGTTTGTTGATATAATGGATCAATTTGCTGAATGCCGAAATTATCTAATGCTGAATTAAATACCGTTATTACTTTCGAATACCCATATTCATGTGCTAGTATTTTAAGAGCGCCAGCAAATCCTTTGGTAACTGTTTTTGTTTGAGACGCTGAACTTGCACTGTTCATCACACTCCCAACTAACGACAAAAGCTTATACACATTTTTTAATGACAGAGCAACTCCCATAGGATCTACTTTGGCAATAGCAGCTGGAAGTTTCATACCAGGATCTGCCGATGCAGGTGTTGGATTATCAGCCTTTGGTGCAAATTTAGAACGTGATGTTGGTATCGCTGATTTACCATTATCAACAACCGGAGCTTCATTATATTTTGGTGTAGGATCTACACCAACCCCGCCCAGAGTAATATTATGTGGAATTAAACTATTGTCTTTTGCTTTACCATTATGATCTATTCCTTTTTTATTTGGATCAATTATTTCCGAATCTGATGTTTTAGAAACAGCCATTATACACCAACTCCATCTTTTGGTACACCGCCACGATGAAAGGATCCAAATATAATTGGATACTGTTGCGCCGTGTCATTTTTTAAAAATGAAATAATAACTCTTGATCCTACAATAAGGCCTGTGGGTATAACACCAACTTTAGCTGTTGATGCTGATGTTGATGGCATGAGAGGCATTGCCCATGGAAGATTTTCATCTTTGATAGCTTTCTCATCATCATGAAGACCATATATTCTAATTTGCACTCGTCCAGATTCCAAAGGATCCATAACGTTACGTACTTCTGCTGCATGAAACTCAGCCATTTTCACCACCTTCTTTATATGAGCCTTTAACGACTCTTAATACCATTGTGTACCTTGGTTGTTGACCAAAAGGTTTAATTTTATGTCTAATAGCAACAACTAGAGCTTTACCATTAATTTGTGGCTCGCCTTTTTCATTATCAGTATTAGCTTTTTTAGGAATATTTAATTCAATCATACTACCGAGTTTAATTTTCGTATTACCAGGAACTTCTAACTCTGCTGAATTTTGTGATAAATATGCAAGGAAAGCTGCACGATTTTTTTTAGCATCGGCAACTTTAGTAGCTTCTTTATTATTAGATGGGTCATTAACTGTATAAGAAGGTACAGATTTGGTTTTTTCTGGTGCTGCCGAAAATTGAGGTTTTGAATCTGCCACATCATATTTTACTGGTTCTTTTGGCGGAACACTATGTGCTTTACCGGTAACCAAATTATATGTTGTTTCGTTTGATTTTACCAAAGATCTAATGGGTGTAAAAAATGTAGACGATGGCTTAAACCACATAATAGAATTTAAACGATCACTGTCAGATGCACCACCGACCGATAAAGTTGTTGTCTGTTTTAATTTTACAACTGTACCTTTTTTAAACAATTTTTCAAATGTAGTAAATATGTATTTTTGAGATGCCCCACTTTCTACATAAGTTACATAACATGAAGATTTACTAGAAGAAGATACATGTTCATGGTTTAATATTTCATAAGCTTTTGTAAAATGTTGATTATGAAACACTAATCGTCTTTTGCCTTTAGTTTGTTCTTGAATGTCAATAGATTTTTCAGTTTTTATAAAATCTTTAAGCATCTGTTTAACCATTTCACTGGTTTGGGTATTATAATCTTTTTCGATAAAATTGCCCTGTGCATTTAATAGTTCTGGTGATATGAATTGTAAATCATACATTTTGCTATGCATAGATCCTGTGGCCTGTACAGAACCATCTTGGCCATTGACATTATTATGTAGTTTAAATTTAAAAGTAATTCGTTCGCCATCAATAGGACCGAATGTTAGAACAACATCTTCTTTACCACTTATTTTATTCACACCAATAGCGTCATTAAAATCGTTAACACGTGCTTCGCCTACTGGACCGAGAGGATTTAAAATATCTTCGTAAATATTAAATCCGACCAAGCTTACTACACCAGGATCGTTAATATCCATACCACCAACAGTAAATGTGCTTATATTAACTTCACCAGCTGCCATTATGTTGTTCTCAATAAATCTGTTAAGTTGCTAACGACTAAAGGTGAATATCTATTATCTAATAGACGAACCGTTTTATTGTATTCGTTTTTTTGTCTTTCAAATTCATAATATGTAATCGGTTCGTAAAATTCTTCCTCTTCCTGTTCAATTGGATTTGATATAAGAGTAGAATTTGCGAAAGCAGTATTTACATTGCTCTCGGTGCCATAGATATAGCTAGAACCGGTTATAGGATTTGCAGTATTAGCCAATACATAACCTGATACATTTTTAATATAGAGCACACCATTATTAGACAATACTTGCCCAGTTCCAGTATAATTAACATTAAACACAATATTTACAATTTCATCGAAAATAAAATTCGTATTAGAAACACCATAAGAAATAATTCTATTGGTATTAATCGTCCAATCTTTTCTTTTTCTTGAATACGCAGAAACTGCATTATTAAAACCGTATACCGGCTCGTAATAACCTTTTTGTTTAATAGTCAAAGAATTGTATCTTGAAACGCTTATGTTTTCTTGACCAGCCCAATTATTCATGTAATTTGAAATTTTAGTTGATGCAGCTTCGACGGAAGAATATTTACTGGCAATAAAACTATCAAATTCATCTTGCTGAAGGTACCATTCATAGTATGGATCTATAATTTTATTAGATAGATACACCATCCAACTTTTGTAAGAATCATCATAATAATGCGAGCTTATCTGATCAGGTCTTTCAGAGTCACCGATATCGTATGGATAAAAAACATAAGGGTCATTATACACAATATCTTTCATAACAACACGGGCTGTTATATCAACAGCTGTTGTATTGCTATATTGAATAATAGGAAATTTATCGAAATATTTGTCTTGTGACATTATTGAGCAATCCCCATAGTGCCAAATGCTGGTACTGAAATATCTCCAATAGCACCACGTATTGCTTCGTCTGCTTGTGCTGGATCAATAAATTTATCAATTGGGTCAAACATAGATTTACCACCCCCATCATAATTGTCTTGAGTCCAAACTTCAATTTCTCTAAATCCAACAGATAAATTAATTACGGTTGGTGCACCATTTTTAAAGAACGAAGGCGACCCACCACCAGTATAATCGACTTGTACAGAAACAACAGCACAAGGTTTAAGTTTAAAAGTAAATACATCATCTGGCTTAAACTTTATTAAAGCTATTAATGGGTATCCATAAGCTATCCCAAGTTTTACATCTGGTAATGAATTGAATTTCATATAACGGATAATCGCCCGAATCGTATCAGATTCTTTGGCGTTACTTGGTGTAAAGGTCCACGAAAATGTATGTTCTTTAAAATTTGGTTGGGTGAACAACATCCATAAGAATGGATTTGGCGCAACGCCTGCCATAGCTCCAAGGATACCTTTGGCGACCATACCACCAGCCATTCCTATTCGAGCAGCCAAATTTCCTGCACCTGCAGAAACTCCACTCATACCAGATAATATTAGTCCGCCTTGTGCAGCAGCTGCTGTTGCTGAAACAGCTTCCCAGTTTAAAGTTTGGGCTTCGTTAATTTTTTTAGGTAAAGGTAATATGAACCCACCTTTTGGTTCTGCATTATTTCCATCAGTAGCATAAGTGTAATGATATTTTACAAAATGTATTTGGGTATAATACTCTCTACCGTCAGCTATTAAATCGCCCGGATATGATAACATCGAATACCCAGCAGTGGGTTTTTTTGGCAGTTGTGGTAATGGTATCGTAGCCATTTAATTCCTTATAATCTACTAAATATGTGCAACATGTATTTATTATGGAAATTGAAATATGTTGTATCAAGGCAAATATAAACCAAAAAATCCAAAAAAATACAAAGGTGATCCATCAAATATTATTTATCGTTCCGGATGGGAACTTAAATTAATGATTCGACTAGACGAAGATGCACAAATTATTTCTTGGGGATCCGAAGAAATTGCGATCCCGTATATATCTCCTTTGGATAACAGAATACATAGATATTATCCTGATTTTCTTGTTACTAAAATAAATAAGAATGGTATAAAAGAAACGATGGTAATCGAAATAAAACCTTCAAAACAAACCAAACCTCCTAAATCAAGAAGTCGAGTTACCAAACAATTTATTGCCGAGGTTAAAACATGGGGTGTAAATGAAGCTAAATGGAAATCAGCCGTTGAATATTGTAAAGACAGAGGCTGGCTATTCGTCATATTTACCGAGAAAGAATTGGGAATAACATACTGATGTACAATTTTCAACAAATGAACGAATCTAATAAAAATATAACTTCTCGTGATATTAATGACGCTAACAAATGGTTTGCTGATCAGGCAGGTCAATTAAACAGCACAGAGACAGATCCGTTTAAAATGTTCAAAGATGTTGGAGCTCCCACCATTGGTAAAATGTACCTTTTTATATATGATCCAAAACATAAAGCGAAATTACCATTTTATGATATGTACCCATTGACATTTCCATTTGAATTTAAAAAAGAGGGGTTTTTGGCACTTAACCTCCATTATCTACCACCAAGAGCAAGAGCAAGTCTTATGCAAGCTCTACACACTATCGCCAACAATGATAAATATAATGATTCTACAAAACTTAATATTTCATATGGACTTTTGAAACAATCAGCAAGTCGGTTTTCTGGATTCGAAAATTGTATTAAAAGTTATTTGTTTGGACAGTTAAAAAGTTCATTTCGCTATGTTAAACCTGCCGATTGGGATAAAGCTTTATTATTGCCACTTCAAAGATGGGTTGTGAACCCAGATAAAAAATACTCATCTAAAGCTTCTCCTCCTTACTAGGAATAGTTATGCGTGCATTTAATATAGCTACTTTTAAAACATCTATAAACAGTAACGGTTATTTACCGACTAATAAATTTGAGGTGTTTATTACGCCACCACCTATACTGTCAGGTAGTGCAATCAATAATATCGGTACTCCAGAATTAGTCAATAACATAGTTCGTGATCTTTGTTATCGTATCGATACAGTGAGAATTCCTGGTGTAACTTTATTAACAGCTGATAATGCACCATATGGTATTGGACCAACACAGAAACAACCGGTCAATGCACAATATAGCGAAACTAGTTTTAGCATGTTATCTGATGGTTATGGTAATATTTGGCAATTTTGGCACAATTGGTTAAGATCTGTATTTGAATTTACCGGAACATCTGCATCTAGAGTAAATACTGCTAATAGAGTTCCAACGTATACATCGAATTATAAACATGACTATTCTACAACGATGCAAATAGTAATGTATGATATGTTCGGTAATGCTATTCAAAAAATTAATCTGTTTGAAGTTTTTCCAGTAGCTATGAGAGAAACGCCTATGAGTTGGGCAGATAATGGGAACCTTTTAAAAATTAATATCAATTTATCATATTCTGAATATAATATAGAAGGTTCAGATATACAAGATAGATTAAATAAACAACAATTAAATTTGATAAACGCTACACCAGCTGGCGCAACAACCATCACACCATGAACATTATAATGGAGTTATAATATGTCTTTACCTAAAATCGACTATCCTTTACATAATATCAAAGTACCTTCTCTTAATAAAGTTTTCAAATTCAGACCATTTTTAGTTAGAGAAGAGAAAATTCTTCTTATGGCAAAAGAAAGCGAAAATGAAGCCGATATTCTTTCTGCTATTAAACAGATCGTAAATAACTGCAGCAGCGATAAGGGATTTGATGTAAATAAAATAGCCGTCTTTGATCTTGAATATATCTTTTTAAAGCTTCGTGCAGTTTCTGTAGATAATATTGTTAAGCTAACATATAAAGATTATGAAGACGAAAAGGATTACACTTTTAATATTGATTTAAATGATGTTAAAATTGTTAATCCAGATAAAATTGAAAACGATATTAAGATATCAGACAAATCTGGTATTGTTATGAAATATCCACCAGCTTCTCTTTATGAAGATGAAGAATTTCTTAAGCTCGATAAAGATTATATGTTTGAATTAATTATTCGATGTATCGATAAAATTTACTACGAAGACAATGTGTACGAGTCTAAAAATTATAAGAAAGAAGAGTTGACTGAATTTCTAGAAAGTATGAATATTAAAATATTCGAAGCAATTCAAACTTTTTTAATCAATTCTCCAAAAATTCAATACAAAATTGAATACAAAAATGAACTGGGGAATGATAGACAAATTGTCCTCAGCTCGTTAAATGATTTTTTTACATGGCGCTAAACCATAATTCTTTACAGAATTATTATGCGACTAACTTCTCTTTAATTCAACATCATAAATATTCGATTAGCGATATCGAAAATCTTATACCTTTTGAAAGAGACATTTATGTTGAGATGTTACTAAAATATCTACAAGAAGTAGAAGATGCTAAGAGAAGGCAAGAGTAAATGGCTGGTGCAGAATTATCCCAAATCGCAAGATCTATTAGTAATTTTGGTTCTACTGTAAGCCAATTTAGACAAGCTTCGACACAACATAACGAAAATGTTAAAGGAATTCTTAAAGACGTTCATAATGTCTTTAAGAATCAAAGTCAATCTATCAATAGTATGAGTACTTCGATTGAGAATGCTATTTCTGATTCTCAAGACCAAGTTACTGGTAAAATAAACACAACAAATAGTTTACTTGAAAACTCCGTGCAAGTTCAAAACATGATGCTGCAGCAGCTTGGCATGATGACTAACCTTATGAAACAAGTTGCACAAAATACTATGATGATGATGTATAACGGAGGTGGTGGCGGTGGATCTGGAAATGATACAGAGCGTTTAACAAATATTCAAAAAAATAAAGAGTTTAGCGCCCAAAAAATAGATAACGTAAAAAAAGCTAGTGTAAGACCAGGAGGCGGTGGACGTCTCGGTACTGCATTGAAGTGGATGCTAGGTATTGGTGCTGCTGGTGCTGCTGTTTATGGCGGAAATGAAGCATTAAATAATTTACCCGGTGGTAAGCTGCCCAGCGCTGGAGCGGCTGGCGAAGGAACTTTTGGAGGTAAAGTACCAGCTGATGGATCAGCATATCCATCTTCGGGTGGTTTACCTTCGAGGAGCGGTGGAAATATAGATACAGTACCCGGTGGAGCTCCTGAAAATAGTGCTAGTGGTGGACCTGTCGGTGGTACTGGCGGTAGTACCGGAGGTGTAAAAGCAGCAGGACAAAGAGGTTCTGCTTCGGAGGCTATGCAATTCTTTAGATCTAAAGGATGGTCAAAAGAGCATGCTGCTGGTATCGTCGGTAATTTACAACACGAGTCTGTAAATTTTGCTGCAGATGTAATATCAGGAAAAAGAAAAGGAGATAATGAATCTGCGGTCGGTATAGCTCAATGGCATGCACCTAGACAAAAACAGTTTAAACAATTATACGGAAAAGATTTAATAGGATCTACATTCCAAGAACAATTAGAATTCGTACAATGGGAATTGACTCATACATATAAAAAAGCCGGTGATGCATTAAAAGGTGCTAAAACAGCAGATGCAGCTGCAATACTAATTGATGAAATGTATGAAAAATCAGATGGTACTAAACGAAGAGAAAGAGTAAATAATGCTGTTTCGCTTTCTGGAGTACCGGATGCAAAACCAGCGAATAGTACTAACGTTATTACATCTCCTCCTACACCTATATCAGGAGCTGGTGCTGCACAACCAACTGGTGGTGCCAGTGTTGCACCACAAACTAGTCCACAAACTAGTCCAACGAGTCCACAAACTAGTCCAACGAGTCCACAAACTAGTCCAACGAGTCCGGCTGCTGGTGGCGAACAACAACCAACTGCACCACAAACAAATGGTACAGGGTTAACACCACAGGGTGGTGCACCACAGGGTGGTGAATCAACAAAAAGAGATGAAGTCGTTCCTAGAGGCGGAAACGTTCGACAAGAACAATCTGGAATTCGAAGTGGCAAAATTAGCCCAAGTCTTCTTTCTCTTTTACAAAAATCAGCTGCAGCTGCTGGTGTTGATGTAGTTGTAAAATCAGGAGGACAACCATCTCAAGGTGGTGGACGAAGAACTGGCTCCACAAGACATGATAATGGTAATGCTGCTGACTTAGATTTATATCAAGGCGGTAAAAGATTAACACCAAAAACTAATGCTGATATATTTAAGAAATTTGTAATGAAAGCTAAGTCCGAAGGGGCGACAGGTTTCGGCGCTGGTGAAGAATATATGGATCCTGATGGAGCAAGAATACACGTTGGATATGGTAAAGAAGGTATTTGGGGTAAAGATAAAACTAATGCTACTGCCGCAGATTGGTTAAGAGAAGCAACACAATCCAGTGATAACAATAGAGCTCCTGGCCATCCATTTGATCAAGGTGGCCAAGGCCAATCTAGTATGGGAGCTGGTGGTAAACAAAATCAAGATGGAAATGAAGGGTTGAATACTGGAAATACAGATCCATATTCAAACGGATATCAGGGCGGAAGAAGAATGAGATCTGATCCGTTTGATGGTAATGTATTAGGTGGAATTGGCCAGATGTTTGGTGGACGTGCTGGGGGCTTAATTGGCACGGTACTGAATCAATTACTCAGTGGTTTGTCTAACAGTGGTTCTGAAAATAACAGAACACAAGCAACTATGATGTCTCAAAATCAAAATCAGAATCGTGCTTCGGCGTTAAACCAAACTGCTGCACAACAAGATGCATTGAGAGAAAGAGCTGCACAACAAACTGCTATGCAGCAACCAACACAGCAACAACAAGTTGCAGATCAAGTGCCAACATCAAATCGTTCTGATAGTGCTATGGATCCTCAAACTGCAGCTTTCTTTGCTGGTGGCGTAGATGTCAGCTGGTATGAAAAATTAAAACAAGCATATCCACACGATCTTACAAACGTGAGATTTGCATAATAAAAAAGGGGAGCTGAAAAGCTCCCCTTAATCTTAACGTGCAAGGCTCTTAAAGTGAGCCATCAAATCATCATCTTCATCATCAGACGCTGTTGCAATAGTTCCTGCAACAGCTGACTTAAACTTAGGAGTTTCCTCCTCGCGAGCCCAAGGAGCATCTTCCTCAATTGCACGAGCAACCTTATTCTTAGGTGTTGAAGCATCATCAAGAACCTTGAGT